ACTCGTTGGCGAAGTAGACCGGCTTGATGCCGGAGCGAACAGCCTCGTGTAGCGACTGCTCCTCAATGATCTTGCTGATTACGAGGTGCTCAATAGATGCCATCAGATACCAAATGTCCCATCGGGTCTGGTGACCGTAGCACGCATACCCAGCATGGCGGCGTCATCCTCGTACGGCGTGAACAAAGTGTGTACGTCACGGTTGTACTTAAAGTCGTCCCGCAGATCGTTGAGGTCGTTGTAGGCGTAGACCGTGACGGAGATGCCCTTGCGTGCCAGCCAGTGAGTGGCGGCATCTGCGAGTTCATCCTCCATGTAGGTGTACACCTCGACTCCGAGGTTGAGGTGGTTCACCATGTGGTGGAGAGACTTGAGTGGCATCTCGTTGATCTTCCACTTCCGCACCTCTGCCCTGACCCACTCTTCTTCTGTTACCTCTTTCTCACGCTGGAAGAACCGGCGCTTCACAGGCTCCTCCATGCGAGTGATAATGAGGTCCTCAAACCAGCAAGCGATGTGCTTGTGTGTGGTGGGGGCGATGTCGTTACCTTCCACGGGCTACCTCAAGATCGAAGTCAGCCAGAGGGTTAGCCAGACGGCTCCCGTAGCGGTTCTTGATGTCCTGTAGCGACAGGCGTGACGTGATGATCGTCGCCTTCTGCTTGTCGTAGCGCTTGCGGATGAGGCTTCCCAGTTCGTGGCTGGCAAACTCGGTCAGACGTTCTTCTCCTAACCCGTCAATGACCACCACGTCGAACACACCCTTGACATACTTGACCACGTGAGGGGACGAGTACATCTCAGGGAGCAGGCCATCGTTGTCGAATGAGTCCTTGATCATCTCGATGTAGTCATCGGCCTCAACCCAGCGCCCCGACACTTTGTGGTTCTTGATGACCTTCGTCAGGGTGCGGGCGGCGATGAGCGACTTACCAGAACCCGATGGCCCCTGTAGGAACAGGTTGGTGTCGGGGCCGATGTCGATGGCATCCCAGTCAGCCATGTTCTCACGGATACGTTTGGGGATGTGGAGATGGAACAAGCGCTCCTCCGTCGAGCGGTTGCGCCACCACGCTTCGCTCTTCCATTCCAGAGGCGTTGAGTAATTCACCAGTCTTCCTGCCTTTTCTTGACGGTCTCTGATGCGACGGCTAACTGCACGGTGGGCTTACGGGAGGCGAGCATCTTAGGTGAACGCTTCTTCGTAGTCAAGACCTTGGGGAGCATCACCCTTCCGAGGTCTCGGTGGAGGGCATCCACGTCGTGCTCTTCACCAAGGTTCCACAAGATCAGCCCTTCCAGAGCGCTGAGACGGGTATAGAACTCTCTGGAATCGCCTCGCAGGATCTCTGCGACCACGGTGGGGTACCTGAATAGGGCCTCGTCACAGGTCAACAGAACAGCCTTACGGACCTCTCTGGAATCCTCAAAGAGGTCGTCGTTATTGGGCATACCATCCACCAGCCACTGCAATACGTTGTCGTTGGCACGCATCTCTACGCCCTCCACCAGCGTGGCCTGTACGTCATTGGTACAGAACAGCGGGGCAGGATAAGCGGTCTGCCCCTCGGGGGACTGGAAGAACTTGTCGATAGTCGCCTTGATACTCTCTGCGGAGAAGCCCTGCTTCAGCCTGCGGGAGAACAGTATGTTGAGTCTGACTTTGTCGTCCTCGTCACACCTCTGGCTCATTCGCATGTCCTTGTGGTAGGCGAAGTAGTTCGTCAGTTCTCGTACGGGGCGGCTGACGTAACGGGGTGTCGAAACGCTCATTTCCCAATCTTTCTCGGGGACATCTGGGTCGGCTCCGAATGTAGGCATCTCTCTCCTTAGACGAGACAAGCGGCCCCCGAAGAGGCCGCTCGTCCCATACCTGAGGAGACACCCCAAGAGGTGCCCCCGCAGGGTATCACCGGTACTAGCGGTCTGTCAACGACCCTCGATAACTCGGGTCACCCAGATACGAGCCTCGTGCAACTTGAGACGAGCCATGGCAGTATCGGGGGTCTCAGGGGCGTGGTCGAAGAAGGACGCAATGACGGAATCCAACCCAGCCAAAAGACCCGACTCAATGACCGAATCCAACTCAGCAGAAGGCTCCTTGGGGGGTGCCGGTTCTTCTGCGACGGGAAGCACCGCAGGTGCCTCTTCCGTAGCAGGAGCATCGTCCTCAGGGAACAGTTCCGCAATGATGCCAGCCTTCGTCTTGGCCTCGCACCCCATGCGCTCCCCGTACCTCTTCACGACGTAAGCCGTGGCGGTCTCCAACTCCTCACGGGTGTAGGAGTAATCGTCTTCCTCTTCCTCAACCACAGGGGCAGGAATCTCGACCTCGGGAATGTTCTCAGAGACACTGATGGGGGCAAGACCGTTGCTCAACTCAAGCACCTTGGCATCGGGTTCGGTGTCGAACACGAAGTTGATGAGATCCTCCTCCTCGTCGTTCCAGAGGAATAGGACGTTGCCATCGAGGGCCTTCATCAGGCTGGCGTTGGGATTGCGGACTTTCTGAACGATGCCGTGGTCGGCCTCACGGAAGTCGCTGTGGACCTTCTGCTCATCGGTGTAGAACAGCACGAAGTCGATGTTGTGGTCGAGAATGTAGTCGTACACGGCTCCGAGGGACTCGGGCACGGGGGAACCGGACCACGCAACAGCAATGGTGTCGCCGTCGGTCAGGGCATCTCGGAGCGCCTCCGTTACTGCCTCTTCTGAACACGGGCCGGTGCCCATGATGATGTGGGTAGCCATCTTCTCTCCTCTGGCTCGTTGGGAGGAGGAACTGTACCAGCCTAGTTACTAGGGCGTCAAGTACGTGTCGATGGCATCCATGCCGGGGATGGCATCGAAGGCCGTGAAGTCGTAGTACTCCGACACCGTGACCGGCAGAGACTGCCTGAAGTACGAATCCAGCAGGGAGCGAGTACGGCGATAGTCCTCAGAGTAGACCGAGATTGACTCGTAGGCGTTGCCGTTATTGCTACCTTCGCTGGACCAGCGGTAATCGCTGGTGCTATTACCGGCAGGGTCGAGAATCCAGCCACCACGTGTGAACGATCCGTCGAAGTACTCTCCCAGACGATTCCTCTCAGCCAGCAGGTACTTCAACTGATACGCCGATATGGCGCTCATATCGACAAGGAATTCGATAAAAGCAATTGTCCATTCCCCGTCGAGATTACTGGCGGCTATTGCCTCAGCGGCAGGCGAGTCTCCAGCGCGAGTAACTCCGTCAGACCATCCAACGATGTTCCCAGACTCATCGACAAGGCGAACCCACTTCAAACCGCTCGTACCAATGGTGCTGTGTACTGAGAAGGCCACGCTGTCGGCCTCTTTCACCGGAATCGGGCAATCAATGTGGAACATGACGTGAGTCACACCAACGGATGCCCCGGAACTATTAGGAGTGTAATCAGCACCCACAACGCCATAGGTCGTGTAGGCGCTGTAGTTGGTGGCAGCAAAGTCGTTGCCATGTACAGCGAAGGCAGTAGACCCCCCGTCGTCATACGCAACGATGTAATCCCCAACCCCAACTGGGATGCCCTCAAATGTCGTGGCCGAAGCAGCGGTCCAGTACATCCCCGGAACGTAAGACTCATCACTGCCCTTGGACGGGTACGTGGCGGAGTTCCCAGCAACGTACGTCGTGGGATCATATGACCCTCGGTTATAGCGGGGCCGTACGGCCTCGACCTCATGAGCGGGGCGGTGCGTCACCAACCCCGTAGCATCCAGCGGATCGGTGATGTAGTTGACCCGTTGAGCGTAGAACTTGATCTCGCGGTTCAGTTGGTCAACCTCGATCTCGGAACCAGAGAAAGCACGCCCATAGTTGGCAACGCCGTCTACGGTGCCCTTACCACGCCGTAGGTAACCGATATCATCGAGTATGGCCCGAAGCCGCTCAGTGTTGATGATGTTGGATGAAAAGCCCAAACCGACAGTGTTTGCCACGGCATCAAGCGTTTCGCTGTTGGCCTCTGCCGGGTCCTTAGAGATCATCAGGTAGTCAATAATGGTGCGAACCCGATCCATCTCAAATCCGAATATGGCTAAGAAACGGTATAGGGGGCCAACCTTGTTGCCCACCGGTAGCCCACCAAGTTCGGTGATGGCGAACTCCGATGTGGGATCGATGTAGTCACCAATACGGGTGTCTGCTTCTCGGTAGTACTGCGGAACCCTACGCCACAGAAGAGCAGTAGATCCGTAGTTGTAAGGCACTAGTACTTCGACCGAGGCAACAGGCTCGTAGTACGGATCAGCCGTTGTCGATTCGTATTTGATGAACAACGTGTAATAAGCCCAGCGCCCACCTTCCAAGCCGGTGTGCTCGTAAGCAAAGTCCGTGGACGATTCGGCAAGAACATCTCCAGAAGAAACAGTTGCGGGGGGTCCAGCGGAAGAGTAGACCAGAATCACGCTAGTAGCGATGGGAATAGAACCCAGTTCTTCACTAGGCAGGTTTGCTCCCCAATCCACGCTGACCACGCCGTAAGCAACAGCCGTGGCCTCAAGGAAACTCTCAACAAACTCGTTAGGGGGAATCTGATAGTTGTCAGAGCGGAGAGCCGTGTCAATGTCTCTGGAACCTGCGTCGTCGTCGACAACCCATGTACCAGCAGAGGCCGCATTGCCAGCGGACGCCGCCGTGTTGAAGACATCGATGTCATAGCGTGCGTAAGAACCCCGGTCAATACCGGTCTTGCGAAGAGTAAACGATACCCGTGCCATCAGGTACTGGTGATCCCGCCAGCGACGGTAACGACCACCGTTCCTTTCTTAGGAAGACTTAGCGGGTCAACAGTGATGGAGGTTTCCACCGCAGAGCCATCATTATCAAAGAGGCTGATAACGGCGTAATCCACACCGAACACGTTCTGGATAGAGCGATAGAACTGGCCCAGCGACATCGTTTGACCAAACGACACAGCATCGAAGCCGAAGAGCGCATCAATGGCATCTTCGATATCTCGCTTGGCGTACAGCGCTACCACGTTGTCAGACAAATACGCAGTGACGGTGAGATTGATGGGGGTCCACGTAATGCTGGTGGCGCTGACCACGTCAACCCCAAGAAGTGCGCGAGGCTGAATCAGTGAGACAACAGCCGACTGCGTGTCGGCACTGACGGTCTGAGAAGTGTCACCCGTCGTCAGGTAGTCGCCTGCCCTGTTCACCTGTGGATACACCGTCACGCTGGCGTTACCGGCAGAAGCGCCACCAGCGGGATTGGGAGTGTACTCAACAGCGGCCTTCGATATGCCGTCGATACCAAGAGCGAGGTTGATAAAGTCGTTAGCGGTAACTGCGCGGTTCTGGGCCGAGGTCAGAGATGGGATGGAGTTTTTGAGAGAAGTAATCGGCTCCTCGTCGACACCGCCAGTAAATGCGGAAGAGGAAGCGATAACCAGACTGGCGGGGGTTGAATCTCGGAAAGCCGTAACACTATTGGCAGGCAGGTTTCCGGCAACCCCACTGGAGTAAGCGTAAATAGCCGTGATGACGGCCCCGGTTGGGGGAATGAACCCGCGAACCTCGGTACCAAAGACAATCTCGGTAGCACCCGTAGCCGTGGTGCGGACTGAGAACACCCGATCTCCCGCAACTGCATTAGAAAGGCGATCCACTCGCCGGTAGGCGGTCGGGGTGATCCCGTCCTCATACACGGTGATAACCAACGAACTGCGGACCACGTTGGCGTTGCTCAGGGTGTACCTCTGAGAACTCCTACCAGAGGAGGAGTTAGTGAGCGTCTCCGCAGGGGAGTTCACGATGAAACCCTCTGCGAGGTTGACTACAGCAGTAGCACCAGCGGCGATAGTCGCCCCGTCAAGGCTGTATGCCTGATAGGTGGCGTTATCACTACGGGCGATAAAGCGAGTGTATTTAGGAAGCGTGATATCAGTAGCACCGTTGTTAGTCAGCGATACCGTTCCCTGAGCGCTCGTACGGCCATTAGGAACGTAATCAAACAGGTTTGCAAAGGCCAGTACAGACTCACGCTGAGTAGCAGTAGGAAGTACAGATTCTCCAGCAGCGCGGTCCACGTAGTAGTGGAGAACGTCCCCCATGCTTGCCCAGAGATCAACAAGAACCATTCCAAAGTCTGAGGGATTGCGGTCAGTCCACTCGGGGGCGATACGGGCAGCGCGGGCTAACAAATCAGCCTTGATGGTGCTGTAATCGCGGCTGGAGTAATCAAATGCCATTAGAGCGGACTCTCTTCCGTCAAGGTGTTAGTAATGGTAAAAGAAAACGTCTGTGCTGGGCTTAGTGGCAACGAATAGTAAACGTAGATGTCCGCAGTGCTTTCGTCTATTTGATTCTGCTTGATACGGATGTCGTGGATGGTAACTCCAGACACACGATCGCGCAGTTCCATCATAGCATCCATCTTGAAGTCGGCTTCTACCAATTCGTCTATTGGTTCAAACAGGAGCGAATAAAGACCAGCACCATAGTTAGGTAGACCAAACCGCTCTGAGGGGGCGGTGGTCAGCACATCAATGATCTTTTGCCGAGCAACAGTGTCGGGGTCAGTGGTCGCAGCCACGCGCCCGCCCGTAAACCTAAATGGTACGGCTATGTTCTTCATCTGTTACCTCAGCCAAACATAGCGGCGAAGGTCTTGGGGCCGACTACGCCGTCAACCGTAAGACCATTAGCCTTCTGCCACTCCTTGACACGACGCTCGGTGGCGGGGCCGAACCAACCGTCCGGCGTAGCGCCGACCTTGGACTGGACCTGCTTGACGTGCTCACCACGGCTACCCCTCTGCATGTTGCCGGGGAACTCAGCCTTAGTACCGATCTTGGTGGACGCAACCGGCTCGGGGGCAGGCTCAGCGGGCTTACAAGTGCAGTTCTTAGCGTGCTTATCAGAGCCGGGACCCCAGATGCCATCGACATGGAGGTCGTGCTCAGCCTGATACGCCTTGACAGCGGCCTCGGTCTTGCGACCGTAATCACCGTCCACGGGATCAGCACCGACAAGTTCCTGCACCTTCTTGACAGCCGCACCCTTAGACCCGACCTGAAGCCATGGCTTCTTTCCGGGGGGAGCGGAGGGGGTCTTCTTAGCGGGAGCCGGAGCAACGGCCTTAGGCGGTTCACCCAGAAGACGCTTCATCGTGTCGATGTAGTACTGAGGGTCGTCTGCCTTGTCATTGCTGACCTCGACATGGACCCAGTCTCCTCCGGGCGCACCGGAGAAGGCAGGCTTGCTGTACACCTGCCAGTCAGCCCGGTCACACTTCCAACCACGACCGTGGGGCGCAGGGTAGTAATCGAAGATCGCCTCAACGAAGAGAGCGTCCGCATTAGCGGCAAGGAAGTCCATCATCTTACAGGCGGCTTCATAGTTGCCGGGGCCACGATACGGTGCGCCTCGCCAACTAAGGTCCCCCGCCCTGCCCGTCGCATGAACGGAGTAAGACGACTTCCCCCTCTTCTTACGTACGCCGAAGGTCCCGTTATTCCACAGGCCAAAGTGGGCTTCTAAGAGATCGATAAAGGTCTCAAAGCCCGCTCGCTTGCCTCCGGCAATAACGTCAAATCCGGTGTACGGACGGCCCATGATCAGCCCAGACGGACAGCCGAAGCCGACTTGTCGCCAACCTTGCTGGCGGCGAACGACTTCACAAACGAGAGGACACCGGCAGCGACAGCGGCCTTGACAGCGTCAGCAATGTTCACCGACAGGATGTCCAGCGCATCGGTGCCCACGAGGGCAACGAACGTCTGAGCAACGGTCGAAACCGCACGCTCGGCAGCATCCTTGAGGAACTTGGGATCAAACATATGAATACCTCCGATAGGGGTTATTACGGGTATAACCCTAGCACAGATAGGTGGGGGTTACTGGGTTTCCTTCTTGATGCGAGCACCAAGAAAAGCCTCGTCAATCTCCTCTTTCGTAAGGGTTCCGTCCATACTGGCACGGGCCAGTCTCTCAGCAACCTGAGCAACGGCCACGAACCCAGCCAGAAGAGCGGCCTTGTGCATAGCGATGTCGCCAATAATGGCGGCACCAGAAATAATGCTCAGGGCAGACGCGGTGAACGTGGCGAACATACGGATAGCCACGTCCTTGATCATGCTTGCGGTCTTTTTAGTCATCTCCATCATCCTTCATGAGTATAAACCCTGCGAGGTGGGCGACGAGGGAGATAACGCTAATCCAAAGGGCATATTTCAGAACGTCCCCGGACAGGGTGATTAGCACTAAACCGGTTCCCGAGACGGTCCAGATCAGGGCGTGGCCCTCTCTAAATAAACGCTTGAACATCAGCGTCTCCTCCTGCCACCGCCAGAGGCGGGGGCGGCTATGGACGCCGAAATGGTGGCCGTTACGGCAATTACTACCCTTCGATCCTCGACACTGATCTTAGAACCGGAAGGTATGTAGTTATCGAAAGTCCCAGAGAATACGTTGACTTCTGCCTCAAACTCTTCTTTGACCTCGTCTGGAGCGGCAGATATTGCCTCGCTGATGACCTCTAGGGTCTCCTCGTCAAGGCTCTCAAACTCTTCGTTGTTGACCAGATCCTGAACCGCATCTACGGTTATTTCGCCATCTGCACTGAGTACCTCAGCCACGGATTCGGCAAGTTCTGCATTGCTTACCCTCTCGATAATAGCCGATACCTTGGCTTCTTGTGCCGAGACGGGGGTCGGATTAGTCGTAGTTGTGGCGGGTGCTGAAGAGGTGGTTGTCGGCACCGTCGTAGTAGTGGCGAGCAACGTGGTCGTAGTAGTCGTCGGGGGGAGGGTAGAGGTAGTCGGAC